GTCCTGCCAGGCGGCGCAAAGCTGTACGCATACGGCTTCCTGCAGAAGTCCGGCATACCGCAAATGGCCAGCCAGGACGTGATGAAGGTGAATGTCTCCTGCTCGTTCCTGGGCATGGTCAGCACCTACGTGGACGCGTAAACGCCCATACCCCGAGCACCTACCGCGCCCGCTTCTTCCGTTTTGCGGCGGAAGGGCGGGCGTGGCAAGGGCATTTCAACCCGCCGCAAACGAAAGCATTCAATGAGCACCCCCATCAAGCTGAAAACCATCTTTGGCCCCAAGGAAGACTTCAACGTCCCCGTCATCGTCAAGAACCTGCAGGGCCAGGACGTGCAGATCGACTTCGCATGCAAGGCGCGCACCAAAACCGAATGGGCGCCTGTGAAAAAGGAGATCGTCGCCACGCGCATCGCCAAGATCAAGGAACAGGCCGAGGCCGCCCTGAAGGAGGAGAAAAAGGCCAAGGACGACGACACCGCGCAGACGTGGAAAGACACCCTGAAGCGCGTCAAGGAATTCGAGGAGTCCGACGCCATCGCCCTTGCCGGCGCCCCCAACGCCGAACAGGCCGCCATCGCGCTCAAGATCGCCAACGGCTGGAGCCTGGACATCCCCATGAACGCCGAAAACCTGGCCGCCATGGAGGATGCCTACCCCGGCTCCATCGAGGCGCTGGTGGGGGGCTATGACGGCGCCGTGTTTGGAGCACGAGAAAAAAACTGACGGACGTTGCCAGCGCCCTCTATCGCAAGCGCCCCAAGGGCGATGGCGGGTTTGGCAACGTCAAGATGGCCGGCAAGCTGGCGCAAATGGCGCAGGCGGCCGGCCTGCAGGCAAACATCGTTGAGGTGTGGGAAGAAAACGCGCAGTCTGTCGCGTTTTTCACGGACTACTGCGGCACGCAATGGCGAGCGGGAATTAGTGGAGCCACCGGTCTGGACTACACGGCCGTGCTCGCCAGCCTGCGCACCCTGAGGCTGAAGCAAGAGCGTTTTGACGAAGTGTTTGCCGACGTGCGCGTGATGGAGCGCGCGGCGCTGGCTGAGATGAACAAGGAATAGGTATGGCAGAACGCACCGCCCCGCACAGTGAGATCGTTGTCGGCGCGCAGGACAACGCCTCGCCCACCTTTGACCAGATCCGCAACAGCGTCGAAAAAATGGCGCTGGCGATGAAGCAGTCCAGCGACAAGGCCAATGGCGCGCTGAAAGATATGGACACGCAGGCGGAAGCGTCAGCGCGCGCGACAAAAAGCGCCCTGTCCGCCATATCTCGCGCGCAAACCGAGGCGATGCGCGGCCTGGTCGAAGCTGGCGGATACGCATACAAATCCGCAGATGGTATTGAGTACCTTGCCAAGCTGCGCAAAGCGGACGCAACTGCAATTCAGGGCCAGGTCGCCGCGCTGCGCGAGCTTGAATCTGTTATGTCCGCTGCCAGCGCGAAGCAGCGCGAGTTGGCCAGCCAGCAAAATTTCCTCGCCAATCTGACGCGCGAAACCGAAGGCATAGGCAAGACACGCGCCGAGCTGGTCGCATTGCAGGCGGCGCAACTGGGCGTGGCAGACAAGGCGGCGCCCCTGATTGCGAAATTGCGCGAGCAGGAGACGCAATTCGGCGCAAACGGCAAATCGGCCAAGGAAATGCAGGCCGCATTGCGCGGCGTGCCGGCGCAGCTCACCGACATCGTGGTGTCGCTGCAGGGCGGTCAGGCTCCATTGACTGTGTTCTTGCAGCAGGGCGGCCAGCTGCGCGACATGTTCGGCGGCGCGGGCGTAGCGGCGCGCGCATTGGGCAGCGCCGTGCTGGGCATGGTGAACCCACTTACCGTCTCGCTCGCCACTGTCGCGGGCCTGGGCTACGCCTACAGCCAGGGCAGCAAAGAGGCCGATGCTTTCCGCCTGGCTTTGGTCTCCACCGGCAGCGCATCCGGCGCCACCGTGGGCCAGCTGCAGCAAATGGCCGCCAGCATCGACGCCGTGGTGGGCACGCAGGCCAAAGCCGCCGAAACGCTGGCCCTGTTCGCCACGCAAACGGTGGCCGGCAAGGCCAGCATGGAGCAATACGCGACCGCTGCCATTGCCTGGGAACAGGCCAGCGGCGAATCGGTGGAGAGCGTCGCCAAGAAGTTCGGCAGCTTGAAGGACGCGCCATTGCAGGGCGTGCTCAAGCTCAACGAGAGCATGAACTTCCTGACCGAATCGGTCTACGCACAGATCAAGTCGCTGGAAGAGCAGGGCAAGACCACCGAGGCCGCGAAGGTGGCGCAGGATGCGCTGGCGAACGCACTGCAAGACCGATCCGCCGAGATGGTCAAGAACCTGGGCAGCATCGAGCGCGGCTGGAAGAACGTCAAGCACGCCGTGGCCGAGGCCTGGGACGCCATCAAGGGGATAGGCCGCGTCACGCCACCCGAGGAGTTGCTGTCGGCATCCCGCTCGCGCGTGAACGTGATGCAGGCCGAATACGACTACAAGAGCCAGCGCGGCATGTCCACGGGCACGCTGGGCGAGCGGCTGGAGAAGGAAAAGGGGCTACTCGCCACGCTGCAAGCGCAGGTGAAGGCCAACGCGGACAGCGCACAAGCCGAGGCCGACCGGCTCGCGCGCGTCAACGCACGGGCCGACGCGGACAAGAACGCGCTGAAGTACCTGGACGATCAAGCCAAGATGGCGCGGCAGATCGCGGCCGAGCGCGAGACCATCCAGCGCGCCTACACCGGCAAGACCGATGCCGCATCGCAAAAGAAGAGGGACGCAGAGATCGAGGCCAGCGAAGCGAACATCCGCAAGAGCTACGAAAAGACAAAGAAGGTGCGCGAGTCGGCGGCGGCCGGCGAAAACGAAGTCGCCAGCATCCGCGCCAAGATCGCGGAACAAACGCGCTACCTGCAGACCATGCAGGAAACCGGCGCGGAATACACCAAGCTGAGCGAAGGCGAGCGGCTGGTCATCAAGATCAACGAGGATCTGCAAACCGGCCTGAAAGGCGCGGCCAGGGCCAACAAGGAAAAGGCACTGGCGGCGGCCGAGGCGCTGGTGGTGGTTGAAAAGCAAGTCAGCGCGGAACAGGCGGGCCTGAAATCCGCAGCAGAGTCCGAGGCCGCCTATCGCAAGCTCCTCGACTCTCTGCAAAAGTCCGGCGATGCCATTGGTCTGAACGCAGACCAACAGGAGGCCGCCAATGCCACCTACGGCAAGAGCAAAACGGCCATTGAAGCTCTGGCCCTTGCTCAGATGAAGCTCGCCCTGTCCTACGAGAAGGACGCCGGCCCGTGGGACCCTGCGCGCATCGCGCTCATGGAAACCGCCATCAAGCAGCAAGAGCGCTACGTCGCAGCCCTCAAGTCCAGCGAGTTCAAGACGGCAAGCCAAAAATCCACCGAAAGCCTGGAGCAGGCCAAGGCCGCGAATGACCTGGTGCGCGAAGAAATCGGCCTGATCGGCATGACCGAGGTGGAGCGCAAAAAGATCATTGCAGCACGCAAGGCAGAAATCGAGCTCGCAAAGGAGCTGCGCGCCATCGACGCCATGGGCATTGACGAATCGGACAAGGAAAAGCTGCGCATTGAGGCCCGCGCCAAATCCCGGATTGATGCGGAAACCGATGCGGCGCGCGCCGTGCTGGACGACTGGCAAAAGACCGCCGACGACATCAACCGCAGCCTGACCGATGCGCTGCTACGCGGCTTTGAATCCGGCAAGGGCTTTGCCAAGAACCTGCGCGACACGCTGGAGAACATGTTCAACACGCTGGTGCTGCGGCCCATCATCCAATTCGTGGTGCAGCCGCTGGCCGGCGGCGTGCTGGGCCTGCTGGGCATGCCCGGCGCTGCCAATGCGGCTACGGGCGCCGGGGGCTCGGGCGGCGCCATGGGCATGCTTTCGATGGGCAAGGACATCTATACAGCGATCACCGGCGGCTTCGCCACCATGACGAATAGCATCGCCATGTATGCGCAGCAGGGCATCAACTTTCTGACGGGCGCGGGGCCCATGTCCGCCACGGCGCTACCGGGCTCCGTAGCGCAGGGCATTGGTGCCGCAGGATCAGCCCTGGCAGGCGTGGCCGGCGGCGTGTATGGCGGGCGCCTGGTCTCTGGTGGCTACTCTGCCATTGGCGGGTCTTCGGGCAACACCGCTGTCAACGTGGGCACGGCCATCGGCACCATC